TGCAAAATACGCTTTACGCTGTTTGTCAGATGTCCACTCAATCGGGTATTGATTGGGGTACGACCGACGCGGAGGCTGTTGCCCTAACTCGGCTAATAGCCCCGGTGTAATCGAATCCGTTACCTTGTTTCCCGCAACCTCGACTATCTTTCCTATACGATTAATTTCCTTAATCGCATTGTCTAACCCGCGTGTATCGGCATTGGCTTTAAGCGTAAAACGTACCGTCATTAGAAACTACTCGATTTCACAGAACCCTTGAACAGTATCCCGTAAAAACTGGCTTTTATATCGCGGTTCGCCGATGATACCCGCGTAATCCTAATTTTTATATCAGCTTTAGCGGGGATGTCTTTCCCGGGCTCATAGGATTGATCTGCGGGTGCACCCGTTGAAAAGGTGTCAAGGTCTACCGTCCGCCATGATTTTCCAAATTCGCGCACCATCAATGCATAATCAGCGTCACTACTTGCGCCCGTCCCTACCATTGAAGCGGTTAAATGATTGATCGTCGCAAAACGGTAATCAGCAGGCACGGTATAAATTGCCATCGTGGTTTGACCCAACCCAATAGCTATTTGTGCAATTACGGTTGTGGTGTGCTTTATATCTATAGTGCCTTCGTTCGTTTCGGTTGTTCCCGATTCCTCCACAAATGCGCGGAACACGCGCAGGTATTCATTAGTTAGGGCGACGGGTGTTGTGCCGTCTAGTGTAACCGTTTCAGAGATTGCCATATAATCGGCATCAACCCCGTAAACTTTTACAGTCTGTGCACCTGTGCCCGCGCTTGTATCCGCCGCGTCTGAGCTTTCGATTGTGGTGGCTAAGGCTGTGGCGGGGAAAGGATAGTCGCCACCGAATGACCAAACATCTTCAGCCGCGTCAACATCGGCATTTTGCCCAAACTTGTCTAACTTGTCAAAATTAGAGTTAGGAAGTATTAAAGTCATGGGTATGGGCTAGCGTCACACTAGCCCCTCCTATTATGCTACTGTTACATTAATGTTTGATACTTGCATCCAATACCCGCCATTTGAGGCAAGTATTAAACAATCATCAATTGCACCGCCAAAAGTGGCGACATCTTCGCCCGTCCCTAAGCCGTGAAGCCCGTCAGCAATTGTGATTACATGAGCCGCAGCTGTTTTAGCTGAGATATATAAAACGTGACCATCTCCTGCCGGGTTGGCAAGTGTAAAAGCACCCGCCGTAGCTTTTGTAAGTTCAACGACACCACCAGCCAAAAGCGTGATAGCACCATCAACTAACGCCGTTTGTGTTGGTAGTGTAGGCGCAACCCCGTATTGAGGATTGTTTGGTATGCCTTGAGTTTGTACTTCACTCATTGTTATTTACTCCTGCGTGTTCTATTTGCTTTACGTTTTGGTTGTGTCGCTTTGATAGGCAATGTGTCGCCTTCGATCAAAACCCCCTCTTGGAGCAACAACGTTAATAAGCCCGCGTCTATATCGGACTTATTAACGACTGTGCCAATAGAGAATTTGTGCTTTGTTACACTATTGGTATATCCCTTAACGGCTATATATTTCATCGGTTAAGCCGTGAAGGTGATTGCATCGGAAACGGTTAGTAAGCCGTTGGGGAATACTAGCACTAAGTACCACGTATCCGCGCCCGCTTCGGTAACGACCAAATCAATATCACCATCCGCTTCGCTTGTAAAACGCCACGCCTTTCCCGCTATAAGTGGGATAGCTAAACCATCAGTACCAACGGCAACTCCACCAGACGGGGCAGTGCCCGCGATACTATCGCCCGTAGCGTCGTCGGATAGATACCCGAACACATTACCACGTACTGCCAAGTCTGTGCCGTCAGCGTCTGTTAACTGAATCGTAACCGCCACTGTTGTACCCGCATCAGCACCGACCACAATCGTCGCGCCCTGTGGCGAACCGACAAGGGTGTTTAACTCTGCGGGGGTGGCGGTTACACCTGTTAGTAAGTTCAACTCGGCTGCGGTTGTTGTTACGTCTTTGAGGTCGGTTGTTTCACTGACCCCTTTTTTTAGATTATATACATTAGCCATTGGTTAGCTCCTACACGGTTATGTTGTACGTACCAGCAGAAGCATAAGCACCACGCGCCGCTAATGTGTGGCGAACGCTGGCAACTACTACGGTTGCACTTGATTGTGCATAACGCTCTAATTCGATTGTCACATCACGACTACGCCCGTATTGCCAATATGGAGCATAAATCACTTGGATTGTCCCCTTTGTGTTGTTGGCGGGGGTTACGGTGCTAATTTTGCCGTCGGCTTCACTTAGTCGTGCAAACCCGCTCATATACACAGGAACGCTGAATAAGTCACCGATTTGACCTGCAAAGGCTGTACCACCGGATCGTTTAACATCATCAGTCAAAAGCTCTGGTAACTTGCGCGTTGCACTTTCGGTTTTGTAATCAATCACGAACAACATATTCTGTCGGCGATTCACAATCGTTGGGTCTAACAGCATGATCGTGTCTTCATAATCAGTTAATGCAAGCGCAACCCCTGTAGCGTTACCTTGCCCTGTGTTGTCCACTAACCAATTGTGACGTAATCCATCAAACGCGATATACAAAGGCGTTTGGATGCCAGTAGCCGGAATAGAGTCGGTATTAATGTTGGTTGCGTCGGCTGTGGTATCACCGTTATTCATAGCGTCTTCGAGTGCTTCGGACAACGTGGTCACAACATCTTGATCCAAGAATTGCTGAATAGCGATAATGCTATCCTCGTTTAATTCATCCGTAAACCCTGTTGCAAGCATGTGTTTCTTAACGTCTTTTTGGACTTCGTTGGTTGTGAATGGGGTTGTTTGGACAACGACTTCGGGTCTGCCGTCAGCACCCACGCTCATGCCCTCCGGCGCGGTGTAAACGGTTGGCGAGCCCGTATTCAATTTCACGTTCATGGTCTTACCTGTTACATCGGCAGTACGCATACCACGGCTTGTCATTATGTTAAACAGTTCTGTTTCGTGGCGAGCGCGTTCCCATAAGCGCGTATCGTAGAAGATAAACGCCCACTCGGCGCCTTGATTTGCGATGGACACGGCATCTAGCTCATTAGCTTTAAACGGCATCGCCGACTTCATGGCAATGCGATCATGTTCCATCATGTTATCAAAAACACCGCTTGACTTAAACCCGTCAGCGCGTTCAATAATTGGCATTGCTTTGTGTGCCATAGTTTTGATGTAGCTTTCGGAGACAATACCAGACTTTACGAAATCGCCTAATGTAGTCCCTTCTGGCGCACCATAGGGGTATAACGCTTGGGACGCAATCTTAAGCCCTAACGCCATTGACTCAGCAGTTAAACCTGCATACTTGCGCTCATTCCATACGCTAATCCGGCTGTTGCTTTGTGGTGTCGTTGGGGAGTATCCCCCGTTGTTTGCTACCTGCATACCGCCTACCTGAGACTTTTTGGATTTGGTTGGCGCGTTGTTCATATGGTCTGCTAACGCACCCTTGGCAATCGACTTACGCGCTTTTGTTGCCTTCGCCCGTGCGTCTAAATGTTGCTTAATCATCGTGGGCAATGCGAAATATGCTTTCACGCGCTTCACGATTTCGTCTTCGTCCAACTCTTCTGCTTTGGTTGTGTCGTCGTCTTCTTCGTCGGACATCTTGATTTCTTCTTCATCAGACATCTTGATTTCTTCTTCGACTTCATCAACCATTGCAATTACGTCTGCATCGTCTGCTTCCATATCCGATTCTTCGGATAGCTCTAAGACGATCTCTTTAACGATGCTCCGAAGCAATTCTCTCTCTTCGGGTGACATCTCTTTTAATGACTTTTTAGCCACTGGATTTTCCTTTGAATTATTATCGTTACCGTGTGTTGCAAAACGGCTGTCGCTAGCGTTCACATATGCCATATCTGGATTTACCTTAAGAGGGTTTACCATTTTGGCAGTTCCGTTATCACTTGCGCGTTGCCGTGAATTACCATCATTGAATAAGAATGTTTGGCTATCGTTTTCGATAGCCATTACATAATTGAGTGCAGACTTAAACTGCACTATCGGATTTTTATTATCGGCAGGGGTTGGTGTCAATGCGCCGTGTACAATCCCGCATTGCTCAATATGCCCTGTTTTCTCATCTACTTTGAAGGCGGCTAAATCTGCGCCCATGCTTTGCTGTTGTGGGACTTCTGTTATTAATCTTTCAACCGCCTTGAATGCCACGTCGGCACGTTTCCTTAACTGGCTATCGCTTAACGTGTAACCCTTAACGCGACCTAACTCTCTAAGCATTTCGATATATTCTCTACGTGTGTTTAATTGCCCACGAACGAACAACCCAATATCGTCCTCATCATCAAAACTGAATACACCTATAGGAAACGCCCCGAAGGTTTCATCCATGCCATGCTGGTAATTGACAGGCTTGCCTTTAATCCCATACCCCGCCACGCTACGCATGAACCATGTGTTTTTGCTAAACCACTCTTGGGTTAAATCACGATCACGATCATCACTAAAGCGTACCAAATACCCCTCAAATTCTAATGGGTTCTTATCAGCTCGCTTAATGAGATCGTCAGGATGTCTGTTTGTAAAATTCTTAATGCGCTGTTTATTCACTGGCATAAATTACCCTCTTAACCTTAAGTTGGGCATACGCCCCTTCGTTACCGGTTTGTCGGTTTCAATAAATTCACAACCGCAATAAGTACCAAAGCACTCCAGCCTCGGTGATTGTGGCTGTAAATTAATGCGCTTCCAAAATGAGGCGCGTCTAACCTGACCGTTCAATTTCTTACAGCTTAGGCAATGCTCTTTTCTTGGGTCGTATTTCCACAATATTTTCTTGTTACGGCTTGCTACAATAAAGCCTAAGTTCTCGACTTGGTTGTATCGTGGCACCCACCCGTTCACGCGCCCAATAATCTTGCTTAGTGAACCACCTTCGCTACGACTATTCGCTTCAATGTAATCCGCGAGTGCGGGTATAAACCCCTGCTCATTGCTAATGAGTGTAGCCAGTTCGTTGGCTTCACTCGCAGTTAAATCTGCTAATGCCAACCCCCCCCGATCCAACCCCCTTGCAAACGCCTCATTAAACGAGTTGTCTATCCGACGGTCAAGGTCACTTTCAAATTGCCTACGGTCAATATCACCACTCCATAACCCGCGCGCAAATTCACGTATAGCGCGTTGGTAGGTAGTAATAGATTTCACCCTAGGGTTATCAAAGATAGTCTTGAATACATCAATGACATCGTCATGTGTGGTGCTTTCGTCAAGCGCATCAATGATTGCGTAATGGATATACGCCGGAAGGATGTCGGACTTAAATCCATCAATAGACTTTTTGCCCCAACGCCGTAGCGCATACTTCTGGTATGACTTGAGGCTATCACTTACCCGCGCCTCTATTTCGCCTTCACTAGGGTCACCGTTGAATAACGCACTCAGGTGCGTATGGTCGTGATGCTTATGGCTTCGGGTTACGCCGTTATCAATCGCTTCCTCAATAAACTCATCACTTACAGGCTCACCACCCTCAATAGTTGGAATAACATCTTCGGGCTGTGCAGGCTCAGGCAATGGCTCGCCCGTAACTTCTTGCGCGTTGTAAGGCGAGGGTGAAACCAATAATTGCTTTTCCCAATATGTCCTTAACTCTGACAGGGGAACAGGCACACCTTGTATTAAAACTAAATCTTTCATCTCGTCATGCAGGGTCTGCTCTTGTATCCGGGCCGCGTCCCACATGGTAATAATCCCGTTGTTCAGGTTTACATCAACGACTTGCGCCTCTAGTAAATCCGCTTGGGTTACGCGGTCAAATGCGCTTGTATCAAACTCGAATACCACTTGACCATTGGTGTCATCAAAGTAGGGCATCAACTCAGCGTTGATGAACGACTGTAGCACCTTTGTTGCGAAAGGTAGAACGGTGTTCAAATAAAAGCGTTGCGTTGTTTCGTCACCGTCTTTGTAAGGCGTGATATTCGTATTGCCACGCATTGCGCGGGGCACACCAAATAGCTCATATATCGCGTTGGCTTGCTCTTCGGATAGCGACACGTTGCGACTTATATCCGGTTGCTCAAACGCCTGTACATTCAATGATTTCTGTGCAATCAGTGTGTTATATTGATTGCCCACGCCCTGCAAGCTGTCCCGTATCGCCTTTTTTAAATTGGCATAATCAGGATCGGATAAATCGCCTTCGGGTGTTGATGGTGACAACACCATGCCGGGGCGGGCATTATTTAAGAAGTAATCGCGCAAGAACCGATTAAGGTTGCGCTTAATATTGACCTCATCTAAAACCGCCAATACTTGCGGGTAGCCTACAAAGTCATTGAATGTATTCCGGTTGTGGATATATGCCACGTCGCTAGGTAATATCCGCACGAACGATTGATTCCAGCCGTACTGAAACCACTCTATTTCATTCGTTGCAAACACAGATACGCCTAGGGGGTTTAGCCACTCAATAACAGGGTTAGAATCAAATTGGTTAGTCGCAACCTCCAGAACAATCTCGCCATACAATGTGTAATCCAACGCGATTGTAGACAATAACGAAAACCCGTTATCAGTTTGAAACTTAGTCAATGCACGTTGGAAGGGGTGGCGTTTTTGTAAATCAGAACTGGATGCTAGTACCTCGCCATCAACTACCCGCCCATTCTCACGGCGCAAACCCAACGGATACTTGACAATATTCCACTCCAGTAAACTAACTGCACTGACAATTGACGATATACTATTATTGACTTCTGGCACGAATGCGAAAGAAGCCGCCGCGCCCTGTTTACTGTATTGTATATCCGAATCGTTGGTGCTAAACCCAAGCGGATATAGATGTGTCGATGTACCCCAGTTCTTTTGAGGTTGCGACTGTTTCCCGCGCTTAAATATTTTTTGGATTGCATTAAGCATCTATTACCAAACCATCCTATTAACCGCGTCTAATGCCAACATACGCGCCATTACCGTATCGTCATGCTTCCCATTCATCGCGCCGTACTTGTAAACACCGGACGGCAACTGTGTCTGAATGAATGCGTTTAATTCATGTGTGGCGTATCTCACACCCGTGTTATCTTCGGGGTCTAACAAGCGCAACCCTTCATCATGCAACGCCTTATACAAGTTATGAACCCACTTACTTTTTTTGGAGTTGTTGGTGTCCACACTTCTGGTATTAGTTCTAAATCCCTTGTTATTAAATAATTTTTTAAGTTCTTCAATATTTGCGCTCATATTGTTTCGTTCGGGTTGAACTGTTTCAACGCCCCAATGGATACAGATGTCTGCGATGATTGATCTCATCTCGCCCCACGGCATTTTGTTGAAGTGGCTAATGTGTACCTCTTCATTTGTGGTTGCGTCCATAACAGATATTGCGGTGTAATCATTATCTTGACCCCAATCAATACCAGCTACATAACGGTGCTTTGCAGTTGGTACACCTTGCCTAGCACCTATCCACTTAACCGCGTGGCGTATATCCCCGAATACGGATTGCCCGCCAGATATAAACGCTTGCATTGCTGTCTCTGGGTACTCTTGCTCAAATGTGAATGGGAGTTCGCGCTTTTTGGCACGTCGCCATTTAATTTGCTCTAGGCTTAACCCTTTTTCGTGAACTAACTCATGTTCCGATAGCGTTACACTACTGCCGGATGTGCTTAAGGTGAATGTTGCTTTCTCATCGTCGGTCAGTGGCGTGGCATACTCTTGCATCCAGTACCACGGGAAAAAATGGAATGTCCATTCTGTGTCACCGTCCATAGCCCGCATACATTGATCGTAAAACCAGCCCTGCGCCCCGTTTGCAGTGCCTTCAAAATCGACACTCCCATCAGGCGTTAACCCCTGCATTAGCCCCGCGATGATTGCGGGTGCATCTTTCCAGTAGGCTACCTCACTACCATGTATACGATGATATGTACCACCACGCCCCGTATTGGCACTCCCTGCCGTGACTATCGTTACTTCACTGCTAGTATGTGCATACGTGGTTTTGGTCGCGTTATCGCGTGTTCGCTTTGGCTTCATATGCGCTGGCAACGAATCGTAATAAAAACGCGATAGTGACCTCATCTTTTCAGTCGTCACACTATCGTGCGCCAATACCGCTTGGAAACTCGTTTGTGTCATTGCCTCAAGTGTGCCGTCCCACACCACTACCGATGATAGACCCTGCTGTCTAGCCTTGAGTGCTAAATTCTTTTGTCCGCGATTAGCCATATACGTAGATTGGACGCGGTTCGGCTCGAAGTGAACCAACTCCCCCCGCTTATTAATGATCTGCATGTGCTGTGCATAGTCAGCGCGGGTATGTGGTTTATTCTTGACCCGCGTGTTATAGCGGTACTCATTAGCATGTGGTATCAAGTAATCAGGTAGATTGTTCAATCGGTACGCCCGCTTGTTTAAATAATTCTTGCGCTAAATCAACATCAAAGGCTGTCGCTAAATCGCTGTAACTTATTGTGCCAGCGCGTATATCTTGGACAGCTTCCGAACGCCAGTCTTTAATTTCAACATCCTGCTTTTGGTGCGTATACCTATCAGGCATCTCATACTGGCGACGCGCTAGGCTGTCAATGTCCGCTAGCCACTTTGCGAAGCGGTGCTGGTCGTCAGTGTCTAGCGCGGTGATTTCGATTGTCTTACCATCGCGTTCTATCGTGCGCTTAACTGCCAGCAATTTAGAATGCTCATAGGCGGTGTCCCACTGTTCATATAATTTCGATACACGCTTAACCATCCCCGCGACGTGTTTAGCCTTCGCATCGGTTACGCTGGTTTCATAGGCGTTGCGCTGTTGTGCCTCTAAGTAATCATCGTAGGCGTTTACACGGTTCACCCAATCATGTTTAGACGACCACCTATCAATTAACGCCTTACTTTTACCTAACTCTCGTCCGACACCCCTAATTGACCTATCACGCCCCATATCACGGTACACGCAAAAAGCCGAATACGATTTGTCTGTATCCGTTTTCTGACGTTCCCATAGGTGCGCTTTTTTAGTCATTGATTACCTTTATTGCTTAAGCGAGTAGGTCGGGATTGAACCGCCACCCCTGCATATGGTTATGCAGATACTACCTCTAGGTACTCGCATGTGTTATATCTCTTGCCTCGGGTACTGCTGTTCTAATGGCATTATTTGTTTTCTCATAGCACGATCTAATGGATACAAATACTTGTATTTACCTTTTGTAAGAACAAGTTCTGCTTTAGGGTCTTTGTGCTTCCGCAACCAATCAATATTTTGTGTGCCCTTGCCCCAGAGTGAATGTACTTGTCTGCCATGCAATACTTTTCCGTTCACTTTGTATCGAGGTGTGCCTCCGTTTTGTTGCACTTTCCCTACATAAGCCCAATTACCTGCCTGATACACAAGCCCAGTATGTGATTGATCTAAGTCTGCATAACTTACAATAAGTCTCATTGCAGGTGATTTTTTCTTCAATAACTTTATTGAATGCTTGATGATTTGACTTACGGGTGCAATATGTTTCGACAAAGCGACTCGTGACAGCTCACAGACACCCGTCTGACTTAACCCATATGCCTTACCAATATTTTGATTTGCGCCCCTAGAAAATAGAACCACACCAACAAATAACCCACATTCCCACACTCCGCACTTCACAACCTTACCTGCTGGCATTGATTTACTATAATGCCAATGCGTTACAGCATACTTGCTTGCTTGATATGAACAATAATCAACCACTAGTTTAACTGTTGTCAATTCGTGTGTCCTTACCACAATGTGGGCATATAAGCGGTGTTAACAAGTCTAATGATGGCTGTTCACTTATACTAACGGGTGAGAACCCTAAATCACTCAACATCGCGTCAAGATCATCACCATCGTACCCGCTTGCATTTAACAGGCTATCGTCTTCACTATTGGCAAACTCCTGCAATAACTCGACTAGCGCGTATTCGTCAGGCTCTGCTAGGCTAGCGGTGCGATTGTCTGCGACGGCAAACGCTTTAGCTTGCTCATACGTTAAATAGGACATATCAACTGTAAGTAACTCGATGGCATCACCGTTAACACGTATCGCACCGCCGTATGGCTCCCACCCGCCCTTGACCAATTGGCGAACGCTATTTAAAGCGTGATTGCCAGCCATGACTATGTTGTCTTGCCATAATCGTGGTGCATTGAGGAAACCAAAAGCCTCAATACTAGACATAACCGCACCGATATTGCCGTGATTATAATTACCATCCCAATATTTAAGGGTGTCGATGTTTACCCACGTCGCAACCGCAGTGTCAGCTAACGCCATAAAATCCCATGCTATACTAAAGTAAAGGTTAAAAATAAAGGTGGTCTAAGTATGTCAATCACTCGCCAACAGTTAATGAGGGCACGTAAGCTAATCGAAAAAAAGCGATACACACAAGCGCGTAAGGTGCTGTTAATTACTGAACACCCGATTGCCGATAAGTGGCTATACAAAGTTGATGCGATTTTGCAAAAACAAAAACCACGCAAGAGCAATCATGTGTGGCTTTACGTTGCTATGTTGTTATTCATATCAAGTGTGCTGTGCTATGCGCTAATCATCGCGCCCTACTTGGCACAATCGCAACAGGTTATTAATGACGTGTGCGCGAACACTGGCGCGTGTTAACTACGAATCGAAAACACCCACCAGAGCGGGTGCAATCTTAAAGGAACGAACTTATGTTGATGGTGATGTTGCCCACAGTGTACCACGCATGTATTAATTACGTCAAATTTCTATAAACGCGCCCGCTTATAACGGCTTGCTAGCCGACGCGCTTTATTCTTAGCGTTAACGTATTGTGACCAACACGGCTTGCATACGTTGTAATAGCCATTCGGGTTGGACTTCCCCGTCGTCTTGAAGTTATCGCCTTTGTAGAAGTGACTAACGGGCTTATGTTCGTCGCACTTCTGACAATACCAATGTGTGCCGATAGCTTGCATTTGGATGTTGCGCTCATGTTTGGTAAGTCGCGGGGTCAATACAGGGTCTGGTCGTTCCCCCGTCGCTATGTACGCCCCGTATTCCGTTGGAATCGCTTTGGCGGGGGTGCAATCGTCATTGATTTTACGAAAATATGCAAGGTAGTCGTTGTCCATATCGCCCTCCATGTTTTAGGGAAAGTATAGCATAGACCGTTTTTAAAACAAAAACCCGTCGGGGAACGGGTCGTTGTCATAACTTTGCTCAGGGAGATAAAGCATTACAGGTAGCATAGCGTATATCCCAATTTATCGCAAACCGTCACTCATGGTCACGTTCAAAACTGCCTTCGCCATACATAATTCCGTAATCAAGTCGTTCAATCATCCTCTTTATAATTTCCTGAGTTAAATGATTTTCAATCTTGTCCCTACTGTTTAATTGGTCTTCATATCGTTTTAGTAGGTCGATCCGATTGCGCTCTGCATATCCTTTACGCAACCCGCAAGCGCGATAAAAACCAACACGTCTGACCAACCAGTGAAATACGGTGTGGCTAATCGCACGACTTATAAAATAAATACGAAGGTCTACACGACGCAATAATTCACTCATTCCTCGCCACCTTCATGTTCAATCTCATTAACTGGTATTTTGGCTCATTGCTGTCCGTCAACAACTTGTACACTTCCCAGAAATTAATCGCGTCTTTAATCTGGCGTTTCGTATGTAGAATACGGTAATCAAATGAAGATAATATAATTACAGGGTCAACCGCGCTAAAACCCTCCCTAATGGGGTAATCTACAATATCAATTAACCCCATGGTATCGCAACTTGACATATCTCTGGCGATACCCTGAATTGTCGCTAACATTAACCCACGCACAAGCGGATCACCTGATAGGGCGTATTTCTTGGTATGCGCTAAAAGGATTCCCTTATCGCCCATCACTATACCCCATCCTCCAAAACACTTGAGTTGCAATATATACAACAGACGCACCGAAAATATCATCTAGCGTCCCCGTAAGTACCCCAATCGCCATAACTGTGAAAATAGTTGCATGGTACAATCTATCACTCATTATTCCTCACCTCCCAATCCCCCACTAGTCTGTCCTCAATTACGACAGTGTAACCATACAATTTAGTAAGGTCGCTCACGCCCCTGCTAGGGTATACCAACCTCATATATTTTTTGGCAAATGTGGGATGTAAATAGATTGTAAGCTCTGCGTCAGCGTCGAAATCGTGTAATTCTTTAATATCTAAGAACACACCATTTATTAACTTATTACCATCGCGCCGATTGTTGTATGATTTTTGTTCGTCCGGTAGACAGTCCTCGTATTCGCGCCGTGCCTTTTCGTTATGTGCAATCATTTCCGCACATAACCGTTTCATATTCTTTAGGTGTGCCAATAATTCCCCGTCGTTATTCATCACTTACCCACCTTCATGCTCAAATTCAATCGTCCCTTTGTTAGTGCCACTGCCCTTAAAAATCAATCGGTCATACTTGCTCCGTATGGCAACAGGCTCTATGCCATTTAGCTCTATCACCTCCCGACACTCTTTGCCGTTTTCACCTTCCCAAACGATAATCACTTGTGTTTTTTCGTCGTCGTTACTGTCTGAGGTAATCATCACTCCCCACTTTCTCTTGTATTCATGTCTAATACCGTCCCATGACGGTACGGGTTTGTGATAAGCTATCAATTGCTTATGCCAATTTTTGTCCGCAACCCACTCCCCCGTCAGCAACTTGTTATACAATTCTTCTAGTAAGTCTATCTTACCCATCACTCCCCACTTTCCGCACTCGCGTGCGTATTTCAACTTTCATTGCCATTGCTCCTTATCCCCTGCTTCGATGACAAAATCATCAACCAACAGCGACATATATAGCGGTATGCCCTTGTAATCGGCATAGTACCGCAATAGTCTGCGGTTATAGCGCGATAGCCGGATGCAGTGTGGCTTGATGTTAAACTCCGCTAATGACGCTAGCACACGGTTGATGCGCTTCTCTAAGTCGTTCCGTTCGGTACTACGCATTGGGGTTACTCATTACCCGCCTTAATGATGGCATTTAATTCCAACATAGTATCTAGCAACTCTGCTTTAAGCTCTTTGATGTCTTCAATCTGCTTATCGTAATCAATGAGCGTTACGGTGGCAACATCCCGTTTCGGCACATTAACGACGCGCCCACTTGTATCCATAAACATCGCTAAATTGTGCTTAACGCGAATCGGATCGTCTGTATCTATCACCCATCGCTCCATATTTACTAAGTTAACCCCATACTCCTCAATTTCAATCCGCGTGATATGCCCGCGAAACTTCTCTAAATCTGCTACTCTGATTTTAACTTTCATTGCTTTGCTCCTTAATTTTCCAAAGTTTGGATTATTCGATTACCGATTGTCGTTGCTCATCTTCCGCACAACTAAGATATTGTTAATGCCGTCAAAGCCTACCTCTAATTTCTCATAATTCACCTCTACCGCCCTCATTGTAACAAGCGCAATCATGCTATCTTCTGGCACACTCTCACTGGTTGCAATTGAAACGGGGAGTGACCATTTGCCCCTGATCGTATGTATCACTTGTGTGTCACCACGAATTTCAGGCATCAGCACTCGTAGTAAATCGTGTTCGTGTTGCCCTACCATTTCAACTAATGCGCTGTTGTCTGCCACATACGCCAGTCGTTCCGTCAGGTATGTGGCAGTCTGCTTGCGTTTTGCGATAGCCTCCCTAGTTAACCATTCGTTCCACGCATCGTCATTGCTCATTGTCGCGCTCCTTAAAAGTATTCAAGTTCGTCTAGCGTGGTGTTATTTAATTGTTCTTCTTATCTTTGCCCTCATTCTTTCAACAGCCCACGATGGTCTGTCCCTCGACAAGTCAATATGAACTCCTTTATTATCGCGATAACAATAAGCGGGGAAACGCCCGCTTCGCTTTCTTGTGTATCCCCCAAACACAGAAGCTAGATATAACCCAAATGCTTCATAGTTGCCATGCGGTGGAATAGCTGATAATAATGACATAACATCACTTGCGTTGTTGTTGTCCCACCTGAAGATATTCATACTTGGGTTTTCCCGTGTGTAATAAAACGCAGTAAAAAACTCCGTTTGGTTTCCACCTTTTGACATAATTGGTGCTAATTTCAACGAAAGCGCATATAACAATGCTCTTTCATGCCAATCCCCATCGCCTTCAACTTCTGCATACCACCTATCAAACACTAGCTCATTTTTGCTTTTTATTGTTTCACTAGCATATTTGAATCTATCTTCTAATGTGTGGTTATGGGCTTTCCCACCCTTTACAACAATCCCATCAATTTTGAAATTGCTTGCTTTTATTAAATAAACGACTGATGTTTCCATTGTCTGACCTTTTAAAATCATTTACCATCCATCAGGCTCATCACTATTGCCATCGTATTCTATGGTTGGTTCACTTGTAAGATTGTTTAATGTTTCTTCATCGACTAACAACCCACCTACTTCATCGTGCATACTGCGCCCCGTTTCAGTGTTTACATATGTTGTTAAATCTAACCCCAGTAATGCTTGCATCAAAACATCGTGAGATTCTTTTATAGTCTTTTGTATTTCGCAATGAAACTCATTCAGTAGCGAAAATATATATTCGCTATTAGGTGGATACTCGGGGACTGTTTCAGACCATTCCTCCAGTGCCATCATAATTACATCTTTTTGAGTAAACTCATGATCGTCTGGGTTTTTTGGGTTTTTGGTGCTTTCCCACTTTTCGATTAGAGAGACTAAATCAGCCTCCCGTTTCTTGTTGCGATTCAGCTTCGCTTGTATTAATCGAATATCACTTTTTTGTTTTTTCATTACCGTCTGCGCCGTTTCGGTTTTGATTCCTGACTTATCTTATATATTTTTGCAGATGTTGTTTTATCTGCGCCAAACAAAACGCTGTAGTGCATTTCTTCTAGCATCATGTGTTCTAAATCTTCTTTAACTACACCGTCGCTATCCAACGCAGGAAATATAAAATCAGGGTTAAAATTCAAAGTATCGTTATCCATTAAAGACTTCCACATATAACCACCGCCACCACCGGAAATAGTAATGAACCGAAAACGACCAACACCGCCTGCCGTTATAATGGCTGTTCTCAGGTTGTTACGAAATACACGAGTGCTATCCTTTACAATGTGTGCCACATCCAAATTATACCCATTCTGCCAATACTTCCCCGTTTTCACAGTCATACGCATACGCGCATCTAGCGCGAGATTGCCATCCTTGTTATCTGTGAATGACTGAGCGTACTCTTGCAAAATATCAGAACCAATACTTTTCATTATGTCATTGATCCCAGAACCAATAGACGTGCTATTGCCATAATCAACCCAACCAGTTTGTGGGCTGTATGGCGTTACTGATGAGATACCGCCACCGATGTTAATATCCAAACCAAGCCCCTCATTAAACTGCTGTGACATTTGGCGGTAATGGATCCCATCGCGTGTGTAAACAAAATTACGACCTGCTGCTACACCTTCTTCGTAAGGAATCACAGACTTGATTACAAACTTAATCTTTTCACCATTTAATAATTTTACGAAATGGTTCCCAATTACACTATCAATCATCGCATCACGATATTCAATATCACTAGCTGGATGTCCGACTGTTAACCGAATTGGGTTATCACACCCATCTGGGAACATTTGCAACAAAAGATAAGTGAGGGCAACACCATAATATTGGCGAATGTATTTCTCAGCACCTACTTTGATACCCTCAGTTTCTTTATTCTCCGCAGTGCTACCAGCTGAAACATAAGCAGTATCCCAACCACCCTTTACTTTATACCGATATGCGAACGTCCCAAAATCAATATCATGTAATTCCTGATACCCCTTTTCAAAACGTTTGCCCTCGCTTGCAAATTTGCGCTCACTGATATACTTAATCGAATGGGGGAATACGCAAGCTGTTGAGGGTCTACCTTGGATCATTACTTTCCATAGGCTATTGCCAATATCAACTACTATATCGAGTAGCCCGCTTGAGTTTTCTTGTTGCTTTCTTTTTGCCAAAATAGCCTCCTTAATCGCGTATACTTTACGTATACCACTGTATACCGTTAGTATACCACAATTACATACTGTTTAACATTACAATCTCGTTACATCCCACTACCCCAACGCAAACATATCCGCTATACTACCTATACGCTCCTTAGCACTCCCGTCACGAAACGGACTAACCATAATGGCTAGCCCGTTTTGCGTTCACTCGTTATTTGTTTCTGAATTTCTCGGCGTGTAGTTCGCGTTTATCTATCAATTTGCGAACTTCTAACAGCTTCTCAGCAATCGCAAGTTGATATTTTGCGTCTTCATTAGCACCGTTATACATTCCATCTCTGTATGCTGTAGGCTCAAGTAGCGAACCAATGCTATCCCACTGTTGTGCGTTACGTTGGTGGTCATTTACATATGCCTCTAATTCTTCTGTTGATAGCATAGCTATACTTCTCGCACACCGTACCAATATCATCTTTATAAAATCATCATTCATTGTCATTGCCCTTTTCAGTATATTCGTCAGGGAATACCCCGAACTCCGTTTTATCACACCAATCGCATATGTGCATATTCTCATTAGTCGGGTTGCCAGCGCATAGCGAACCGTCACACTCGATTGTGCCTTCACTCAATTCGCTATCTATCATCGTTTTCGCCTCAACTAACAACGCCAATTGCTTATCGCACCACGCTTGCCATTGGTCGTCACCGACACCGCGCCCTTTGCTTTCGTGGTACATCAGGTTATGGAGGCAATCAACAACCTCATAACATAGCTGTATATATCTATCTCTATTCATCACTGCGCCTATCTACGTATATGTGCTTTAAACCCTTGCGCTCGGCGCGATCAATCATGTTTTGTGTGCCATTGCTACTGTTCAGTATAAACGCATAGAGTACGTCGGCATGTTTTATCATCTCCCCATTGCGGATCATACCCGCACGTTTCCCAAGTTCATCCCAATTCGCGGGGAACTCTTGGAATTCAATCCCGTACTCATTGGCATATCGACGCGCTAGGCTATCCACACCACGCGCACCGCCTGAGATAATTCTATGGCGTTCGGGGTCTAACACACTAATGCAATCACGCACCGCTTGACGATCACGCCATTTACGACTGCCTACAATTGCGATTGTGATTTTACCCATCAATCAACCGCCCCTATCGCTCTAAGCGCGTCGTCAACGCTACGCACTACAAATACATTTTGCCCACACCTTATAGCGCGGTCTATCCAATCACGTTGACCATCGGACAGCCTACCCGTTTCCGTTTTCACTTCCAACCAATAGAGCGTATCACGATACCACACGCGCAAGTCCGGCTCATCTGTCCCGTTGTTGCGCTCGATATCCTTTTTGCTATCTACAATCTCATATAGCGCGTTGACGATTTCAGGTTCATTAGCGTCTCTCTTGGGGTTGTGCCTATTTTTGCTCATTCACACTGTCCCATTCCATCGCGCCTAAGTAGGACTTTCCCGCCGTCGCACTGCGCTACATAGTAAATGTACTTTTTCATTCCGCTTGCTCCTCACTATTCATTTCGTCGCGACAACTTAACCACTCGCCCTCAGCAACAAACTGCATGTGACTTATCACCGCTTCCCACGCTAACCTTACGTCAATGCAATCAGCGTCATTGTTGCGCAACCATATACCTAACTTGCCCCGTATCGCGTCAACATCGGCTCTTAATTGGTCGTCTATCTCGTTAAATGCTTCTGTATATGCCCCATCAGGGTTACATACTTTACTCATTGGTCGCTCCCAATTCTTGCCATTCCGCATTTACGCCACACTCGCCAGTTGTACAGCCGTGTTCTAATTCATCGTTTATAGCAAACAGGGGTAAGGTATCCTGCGTTAATTCGTTGATCTCAGCGCGTAATGTTTTAAGCGTCTTTCCTTTTACCTCCCCCTGCCTGCTATCGCGCAAAAAGCCATGTTTCTTAAAATGTTCTGACTTTTCGTGCATACCTTGTTCCCACGCCTCGTACTCTGCGAACAAATCAGGCTTATATGTCAGTGTTCGCTTCCAGTCCCTATTACCTTGCTTAACACAAGCCCCCCCACAATTGGCATGTTTATACCCCCATGTGTACATTCGTGGTGGTTGCAAATTCATTACCAACTTACAATAATCTTGAGATTCATAAACTTTATACACCAGCAACGGATAGAACACATTTATGTTGATTGATTTATAGTTGCGGATTGGGGCTTCTAATCTACCTCTGAGCTTGTCTTTATGATCCATACCTAGCACCATCACAACCGTATAATCCACACTTAACGCCTTGACGTAATCCATTATTGGCTTGATTTTTAATTTGAACGTACACGGTGCAATCCGTTGGTTTGGAATAATGCTTGCATCTTCAGATACTTGTAATGGCGTTCTACCTTCACACAGTCGAGTGATCGGCACTTGCCAACGTTGCTTTAGATCATTTAAGAATCGGTAATTATCTGCATCCTCGACAAGTGTGTCTGCAAACAACATCTCGACTTGCCCTTTGCCGAAGTGCTTTAGCATTAAATCGCCCGCCACCGCGCTAGGAACACCGCTAGACAGCGATACCACAAAGCGAATTGGCTTGCGTTCTATCTGTGATGTGTAATAATCATGCGTCCAGTGTCTCACCTCTTATACTCCCTCACTCATCATTCCATCACGATAATCACGCTTAATCTCATCATACAACACTGCTACGTCGCAACCGTAGCGCGTAATAGTTGAGCCGTCGTCAGTCACCACCGTGACCTTAATGGTGCCAGGTGTAATGCGTTCGGTATCGAATCGCGCTGGTATTGATTTAAGTTGTTTCATTGTTCGTTCCACTTCTACACACTTGTATCGCCATTTTATCCGCTTCCTGCATATACAATAATTCTAGCATGTCCTGCTTCGATGCGAACTGGATACTAACATCGCCGTGTTTCGCTAATTCCTTTTGAGTGATCGTGATTAATTCCTTGTTTTTGTTTGCCTCATTAACGCCGTTAAGCACATTAACGAGTGTCATATTACGACTATAAATCGTCAACTTGTTACCGTATGGCGCATTCAATGCTTTCAATCCTACGTTGATTGCATCCGCTTGGCACTCATAAGCGGTTGCTCCAAACTTGTAACCTATGATAGACTTAACTCTTAAGATGTTTCCATACTCATCTTTTGCGACAAGTAGAACTGCGTAACCGCCATGATTGCTATTGCGTGGTTCTACTTTCCCAGATGTGTAAATTTCAATTTCCATAATCATCCTCTATATCTCTAAATAACGTGGGCTTGCTGTTTTCAATGCTGATTTCAACGCCGATTCTATTTCGTGCTTTTCTAGTCCGATTGAATGTCCAGAGTTTGTCATCTCCCCTGTAACCCAACCCTCGCTTATGCCCCACTCACCGGACATCGTCATGCTGTAAAGATTGCAGGCTGTACGGAATAAGTGGTTATTTCTATCGCCTTCGGTTTCCATATTCAAATTACGCAATTCATCGTCTAAAACAGCTTTTATATAATTCTGTGTACCCGCTTCGGTTTTCGGGAATTCCTTGCGTCGTGCCTCGCGTTGCTGTAATCGGAATTGGCGTTTATCTTCTTCGCGTTGCAAATACGCTTCTGCCATTTGTTCACATACGCTAATCGGCAAACAGCCCCTAAAGTTGACCATCGCACCTTTAGCGTCTGAGCCATAGAAAAAACGGGGAGAATCGTAACATTTACTATCAGGTTTGTAATTCTGGAAATAATCAATCAACGCCTGTTGATAATTTTGGCGTTGTTGACTATCGAACACAGGTTCACTCAAGACAAATATGGCGCGAGTTTTGGCGTATTGCGGTGTATGTGATGGTGACGGGTGCAAACACGTTACATAATGCTGGATAAATTCCACCTCTAATAACTCACTAATCGTCACATTGTCGTCAAAATCTAACGCCAATAATTGAGACGAAATGAATTTCTTGTCATCACGATGATTATCCGTATACGTACCAACTGCCCACGCATAGCCCTTGCACACTTCGCGGATAAACGCCTCGACATCCCAATTTGTTGCTTTAAACGAGTGAGCGAATACGCCGTTGCCCTTAAACCTGTTAAACCCGCCATCTAATTGGATTTTTAACCACGCCTGATTGACATCTTTGTTCATAAACGCACCGGACATACTAGCGCGTATCATCTTCGGCGCGTCTGCAAATACTTTTTCTAGTGTGTTGTGTTGCGTTGATAGCACCCCCTGCGCGTCCTGTATCGCGTTCTCATTACCAGCCTCAACACCGATTACCAACTTAGTCAGGCGTTGCGCGTGTTTCGGGTCACGATCAACACAGTACGCTATTTCGTTTGTAAGCTCATTAATCAAGTTAGAATGGGACATCGTTGGTATCCTTATCAATGTCGATATATTCAAAATACAACGCGCTTTTGCTATCGTAATCCATCCCGAACGGCTCATCACGCGCCGTCAACCCACGCGCTTTAATCGGATAGAAGTCTCTGCTAGCGGATACCCCTTTTTTAATTGCGAGTACCATCTGAACATCGTTGGTCACGAAACCCGCGCCGTCTAAGCACCATAGTTCCGGCGTATTTTTGAGGATATGCTTCTTACCATCCTTATTGTATTGATGCGCCATGAGTACGCCCACATTTAATGATCGTGCCATTTCGACCACTGCGGGCGCGGTGTGTGGATAGTGCTGTACGTTCCCTGTATCGTTTTTCGTGCCTACAATGTGCGGGTTTTTTAGCTTCCACAGACCATCAATCACAACCGACACAACATCATGCTTTTGTTGCAACTCCCGGACCTTACGCTTTATTGCTTCTACTGTGTTGTATTTCGGGCTATCAAACATAAGCACATTCCATTTACTGATTGACGCTTGCGCGGTGGCTAGCGCGTCCCAATCTTGCGTATCTAATTTTTCGGGGTTATGGGTCTTGCTCCGATAGACATTTGACTCCATTTGGATGAAATTACGGTTAATCTGGTCTTCGCTCATTTCCAAGCTAAAAAACGCTATCATGGGTGTTTGCGCCTGTTTGGTACTCAAATCGCCTAAAAACATGCCTACAGCGCGAATAACGGTTAATAGCCATTGTGTTTTGCCAGTTCCGTTATTGCCAACAACCAGACCAACCTCACCGCGCTTTATTCCACCTGACCACTCATCGAAGTTATCAAAGCCCGTTGGGACTGTGTTATTTGTCAATTTGGCTTGCTTTTTTAGGGTGTCAATCGTGCGCTCAATACTTGAACCAATATCGGCGGGTTTTTCATTGGCGGTCAATGTGGCTTTAAACCATGCGTCATTTGATACATCAATCACCTGCTCTAATGGTGTGGTTAAATCTAGTATGCGTTTTTCATTTTGACGTACTGCCTGAACCATCCGCAAGCGTTGGGCGCGTTCAGAGATGATTTTGGCATACTGTTCACCGTTGTCAGTCTTCCCCGGCATTGCTAACAACTTTGTAATCCGTTCTAACACGTCCTGATGAGACATGCTTAACGGTTGCATTAGATTGGTTGCAATCATTCCACGATCCAAAACTTGACCATCTAACACCATGCACACCGCCACACGCCAGAACTCGGCGCAAAATGGGACTGTAAAGTCGCTAGGCTCTACAATGTCGGCACACGTCAGGAATTGCGACTGATTGTGAAGCACCGCACCGCATATCGCGTATTCGTGCCACTCACTAGCGACGGTCTGCACACCGGGCATTGTAATTATATTCGTTGCGTTATCAGGTTGGGGGGTTGCGCTCATGCTGTTACTCCACATTCGTCTAGGTACTCATTCGATTTGGTTTCGGATATGCCACCTACCACCATTAAGTTAACCATATCACGGCGCGTCTTGCCCTTGCCTACCCACTTCTCAATTATACTTCTCGGTGGGAGTGCCAACGGCGGGCGCGGGGCGGGCTTGGGTTCTAGTTGCGCGGGCTGTTGCGAGTGCCATTCACTTGCATACTTCAATAATGCTGATGGTGTAAACCCACCTGAAAAATCTTTACTATCCACATGATTATAAATACCCGTCACATCCTCAAGTAAATAATCAGCTTCTCGTAATTCCTTTGCTACCTTGCCAATTGTAGATTTAAGCGTTTTTGTTAACTTCCCAACATCATAATTAAACAATATCAGTATATGCCCAAACATCTGTTTTTGACTCGGTTTAGAGTCAAAAGGAATCGTGCCGCAATCTTCTGATTGCAACTTTTGTTTCTTTGTGTTTGATAGTGGGTTTGATTCTGTACTGTTCAACTGACCCCCTCCGGTCTGTTCAACTGTACTACCAGTGGTCTGTTCAACTGTACTAGTACTGTTCAACTGACCCCCTGTGTTATTCTTGTTAATTTTACGCGCCTTAGCAGTCTGTTTTTGTTTGGATGTTTTCGATTCGTTATGGCGTTCTGTAAGACCGTTAATGTCAGGGTTAGTGGTAAGTTCGTATTTCTGACCTGCATTGGTTGCTTTGCCAACGGGTATCAGAATATTAAACTTCGCCAGTGGTGCAAGGTTGCTTATGATCGTGCCTTTCGCCAGACCACAACCGTTATAATGTGTGCCGTCTTTAGTCGTAAACCCTTTTTCAAACATCGAAAGACTGATATTCGCTTTACGTGATGAAATTTTATCTTGCCAGCCTAATATGTGGCGTGTAGCGAAAATCAATAACTTAAACTCGTTACCTGACAGCAGGTGCATTAATTCATCAACATGCGCGTTGGGAGTTTGGAATGTGCGGGGTATGTATTTATTGTCACTCATTATTCGCTGTCCTCTTTAATCGCAAACTCTGTTTTTGTGAGCAAGTTTAACAGATTGATTCTGTCTACTCGTGCCTGCGTTTCTTCTTCCTCGGTTTCGGTGTGCGTAACACGAACCCAAGCGGCATCAACAATCACATCAATCATTTCCAATTCAACCAATGCCTTATATAAATCTTTGTAAATGTTATCCATCTCTAATCCTCTCATAGTTGCGTAATTTAGAGGCTGTGCTATAATTGCTGTTAAGCACAGCCCCTTGAAAAGTTTGTGTCTACGAAGCCCCGTGACGACTAATCACGGGTTTTTTTATTTGCTTCACAACACACACATAGTATATATCGTAATGGTGGAATGTGCAAAGTCAGTCGCAGTCATACCGTGTTTCAATCGCCTTATCAATCTCGTTCCACAACTCATCAGGCATAATTATGTCGCCTTCTTTTGCGTGATGCCATACTTTTATAGTCAATACCTGCCACTTGTTTAAGTCTTCATACAAGTTCATAATATGATGGTATTGCGTTAACGATTCCATGTCATGGTGATTGCGTGGAGGCTGGAATGGTGGGCTGTTATCAAACAGTGTGTCACTCATCACTTGTTACCCTTTCATTATTCATGCAAGTCATCAAATACTAATGGCGTTTCGTCTATTGCCACGTCTTCCATTGGCATCGTAGTATCATCTAATGCGATTTCCGCCCATTCGATCCATTGAAGACGTTCATCGCGGTTTATCCCGCCATAATGCCCAGTTCTATCACCATTTATAATCCCGCGCCTCATGCCCGCAATAAATGCAGGTAAACGCTTGCGTCGTGTTGAGTGATCCATCTTTAAATAAGGGTTATTTTGTTTACTCATTATTCATCATCCTTGTCATTGTCATAAGCGTGTTTACCGAAAAACCTCGGCTCACCGTGTTTATCTGTCATCACATCATTTACGGCTTTTGTCTTATTCTTTATATTCTTCTTAGTGGTTATCTTGTGGCTACCCCCCCTCGCTGTAACGCACGTAGTTTTCCCCCCATTTATTCTTGAGAGTTACTAGCGTTGTTTGCCCTGTTAATGTCCGTTCAGTGACCAAAATGTAACCCTTTTCTGCCAATGACGCGCGGGTTGTTTTAACTTTCGACACAGACATTTTTGTCCACTCTGCAAGATGTTTATTGCCAACGGTGGATTTATTATATTTAAATGCAATGCGGACATACCGCATATATAACGCCAGTTCATACGGGTCTAAGTCATCCATTGCCATGAAGGGAATCATTGTAAAATGGCTAGGTTGTATGTAATCGGCGGATACTTGTGTTTTATCCATTATTCGCCAACCTCATCTGTTTTTGGTGCATAAGGGATGATTAATGGAGCTATATAACGATCAAACTGTTCCTCGACCCTAGTCAATGTCTTTTGGTCATACGCTAAGGTCATACGCTCATCTTCTAACCACATCTTAAATAAAGCAATCTCATCAACATGCGCGTTGGGAGTTTGGAATGTGCGGGGTATGTATTTATTGTCACTCATTATTCGTTGCCCTCTTTTGCCTTGCTGTCAATCGACATCGCCACGCCGTCCACACTCTTTAACACAACGGTATTAGCGTCTTCGTAGGCTTGGAATGTGGCGTAAATTTCCTTAGCTATGCCTAACTTGTGCATGAATTCTGCGCTTGCCATAGCCATAGCTGAGTTGTGGTTCATAACAGACAATGATCTATATTGCTCTGCCATTTCGATTTGATCGTTTAGCCACTTGCTAAAATCCATAATCTAATCCTCTTTCATTATGTAATAGGTTGCGCCATTCGCCGGACGTTGGTATAATTCTTGTTAACAATCCTTCAATGACACGTTGACTGTTTTGTGCTGAACCCCTGATTTGCGTCAGGGGATTTTTTATTTACAGCACACACATAGTATAGCGCGTTGTTACGATTCGTGCAATTACCACGCTTTAACCTTCACTATTATGTTCCCCTTGCCTAGCTCAGTACGTGCGTTGTTTAACTCGTGAGCGCGTTTAGTAGCCCAACCATAGGTTTTGTATTTCTTTGGTTGTTTGTGTCCCATGTCGCTTGCCTTGATAAACAAAAGGTCACCTCTATATAGGTATGTTGTCCCGTCATATTCGTAATACAAAATATAGCGCGTCGTGTTTGTTGCTTTTGGTGGTGCTATGGGAATTGCATCGAGATCAAACAGTGTGTCACTCATCACTTGTTACCCTTTCATTATTCGTGCAAAGTTAGTCGGGTTCGATAGGCAATAGTGCCAGCAATTCATCTTGTGATTTAGTTAGTTGTGCAATGAATTCCGTCTCATCGTCACCACACCTTGCCAGCACGGAATCAATACCATCAATTTGCAGGCGAATATAGCCGAAACCGTCGCCGTTTTCATCACGCTTCGCAATTTCTTTTTGCATCCAGTTATCGGAACTCATCATTTGTTATCCTTGTCATTATCATAAGTGTGTTTACCGAAAAATCTCGGCTCACCATGTTTATCTGTCATCACGTCATTTACGGCTTTTGCGAACTCCCACCGATTGAACGGGTACTCCCCAATCACCGCGTCACCCATCGCATCGAAAGCGACTCGTGGAGTCTCTGGCGCAAATCTACTATGCCAGTGAAACAGCAGGTAGTCGACATCGCTATTTGAGGCTTGGTTATTTAGCCAATTGCGGAATATGTTATAAACGATTTCGTAATCACTCACTGGCGTTATCCTCATAATAATCTTCGTTCAATTCGTCTGCGGGATCAATATCGTTCTCTGCAATGTAGGCATTTGATTCGCGTTGTGCCTCAGCAATTACACGTCGCCTATCTGCGAGTGGCAATGCCATGAGTTCGCTGAACGATAGCCGATTGCTTGGCTTACGGCTTAGACTTCTACAGCACCCACATTTCATCACTCGTTATCCTTTCAACCTGCTTATATCTGTAATAGGTTGGATTATTTATCAATGGTTACTTCACTCTTAATTGTCATCCACAAACCATTTGGGATAACAATGCAATCTTCAGTAAGACACGATTCAATCACATACGTCTCATCAGCGACACGCGCCAATAGCGCACGTAAGCGCGTATTCTCTGATTTCAACTTACTGGCGTTGGCTTCCGCCTCTAGTTGGTCATTCAGCGCAACCGTGAGTTTAGCCTCGATGTCAGCGATACGCCGTAATGTGGCTGTGTCGGTGGGTTGATGCTGGTAGTGTTTTCACGTTCTACGCGCCGTCGCCATGCGTTCAATTGTGCATAGTCGATGTTTACTGGCTCATCACCTTTTATTGTCTGTTCGCACACAATACACTTGCCTTTACTATTCACTGTGCAATCACTGCCACAAATAATACAGCGCATCATTCCACCCCCTCAATTCTAACTTTATATTGCCGTCCTGCTGGTAGCTTGTTAATCAAGTCGCGTAACTGTGAGCGCATGTAAACACCGCTAACAATCGGCTCATTGGGCGGTAACTTGCCTTTAAATTCTTGCTCTAATTCTGTGCCTAGTTGCTCATATGTATAAGCGTTGCCGACAGTACGATCTAGCCAGTATAGACCTAGTGGCTTGTCAGATGTGTACCTCATGATTAATCGCGCCTTTTGGAACGTGGCAAAGGGGAACGATAACGTTTCTTGCGCTTCAGGCGAATCGTAAAACGTGGCTAGGTTGGCGTAATCGTAAACAAATGATTTACTGCGGTCAATGGCTTTAGCGAACTTTTCCACACGGCTACTACCATATTCTTTGCCACGAACCACCACTGCGCATAACTCAGCTAACCGCCAGCGCAGGTCGTCCTCATCTTTAGCCAACTGTTGACCGATGGTACACGCTTGAGTAAAGTCGCTTATTACTGTGATGCTTGTTGTTGCCGTCATAATCACCTCAATTGATAATAGCCACCTGTGATAGTGGCTATGCTTGCGTTAGATAGTCGTTACAGGTTAAAGTGTTGACACTCAAGATACATTTTACCGCAGTTAGGGCATTCGATATAATGCGACCCTTCATCATTGCCATATTCCCAGGTTACATCCGACTCGAATATCGGTCTAGCTTGCCACTTAGTCATACACCCATCGCCATAGCCATCAACGGCGCACACATAATCAAATGAGTAATCAGGCGACGGCGGGTCTGTGGGTGCTGGAAATACTAACCCCGTTAGGTTTGTTCTATTCATGGTTGTTTGTTGCTTTCGTCTAATACGCTTATCATTGCTGACAATTCAGCGTAATAATCCTTAGCACTTTCAGCGTCTTTAGTACGTTGCCACGCCAAGTCTTGCAACTCATGAAGATAGTCATTTGCTCTCAGAAAGTCAAAGAACTCACGATGTAACGCTAAATCCGCCTTGATTTGCTCAATGCCCATCTTATCAATATTTTTCACAATATCACTGTGCTTACTCATATCATACACCTCGTTAATGTCTAAAATGGTATTGAGTTTTTATTCTGTGGCGGTTCATCGCCTTGATTGTCGCCACTATCGGCACGATTGCCTAAGAATTGAATATCACGCGCTGTCAGCTCTAGTGACGCGCTAGGTTCACCGTTATTATTGGTATAGCCCCGTGCTTCCACAGTACCAACCACCATGACCTGCATACCTTTGTGGACGTATTGATTGCAAACCTCCGCTAATTGTCGCCAACAGCTAACGGAATACCAATTGGTCTTGGATTGCTTTTCGCCATCTTTAGTCCATGACGATGTTACCGCAACACTGAAACTACACACCGCTACGCCTGACTGTGTGTAGCGTAGCTCCGGCGATCTGCCTACAAACCCCAATATTACTGTTTGCTCCCAACCTGCCATTATTGATATCCTCTGTTATGTTCTTTTAATATTTGAATTCGATTAACTGTGGGCTTCAATAACTGTATTGCATCCTTCGTTGTCCCCGTAAAGTCCTTAGCCCTCGTAACGCCTAATTCACGATAAACATCTTCTCTAGTCAAGCCGTTAACCTCCGCCCAAATCCAGAATTGATCTAAGTCATCTCGTAAAAGTTTTGCCATTATTCAGCCTCCATATTATCTTTATAATAGTGATATACTTTCGATTCAAATGTAAGCAGATCAAAACTAGCGTGCAAATCTAATTCCTCATAATGTTTGTTTAACCAATTCGTGAAGTGCTTTAGTGCTTTGAAGTTTGCTTTGATCTCATTATCCATAGCCTGAGTATAATAGCGGTTAAGGGCGTACTGGATAACATCGGTATTATCGTCTAATACCGACTTGATAGCATCAACGACAGTCTCATATGTTGCGAAGGTTGTTAATGATCTACCTAGTGCCATTTCGAGGTAAAAGATTGTCAGGTCATTATTTACCGCACCGCTAATAATCTTAGAATACTGTTCCTCATCTTGCCACCATAACGCATCATTCGTTTTCGGCGGTGCTTCGGTTGATACTTCTATCTCGCTAGCAGGTTCAGGTAGCTCCTTTGATTGTGATGTGCCACCGATGATAGCATCCCAATTTTGGGTTAACCAACTGCCTAACGCATTGTTATCCCGAACGTTGTCAGGGATTTTTAGAAGGTATCGACCTATCCCAAACATACGGCTTGCACGTTTCAGTGCGTCCGTGATCGCTGATTTCTCGGCTTCATTAGCCTCAATATGTGAACGTTTTTCAATTACTTCACCCGTCTTTTTATTTTTTTTGTCTCTCATATACTGGACTTCTGCTTGCCCTACGCCCCATCGCGTAACGCCCAGGATTGTAAGACCCAATTTGACCGTTACCTTTTTGTCACGATGACAAATTTCAGGTTCAGTCATTGTCCAAGCGGGGTCTATAGCTTCGATGCGCGTTGTGATTTCGTATTCCGATAAATACGCATTGCCTTGTAGCCAGCTGTGCAAACTCTCATGAAATGGTGTCCGCAACATTCTCAAATCATAATCTGTAATCGTCATTTTATTTATCTAGCCCCGCTTGTTTTCTTGCTTCAATAATTGTGTTAATGTAATCAGGATTTTCACTTTCAATAAGCCTTGGCAAAATGTCAAGCGTTGGGTTGTCTGCGAATCTGCAAGGGTGATCTAATAGGCTGGTAATCTCAAAATCATTTGCCACGATAACAGCCCCGTTATCAGCCGTCATAATTGCACGAGTGCCATAATTAGAATATTCCTGCGCCTTTCCATATATACTAAGACCCTGCACCTCATTAACGATTTCCCAGTCCTTGAAATAATATTCAATACTTCGAGAATTCGGTATCCAACCCAATACCCCCGCCTGATATTCAGCAATTATAGGCTTTTCATTGCGCCGTTGCTCATCGCAAACTCCACAATAATTATACTTTTGGAATGGTGGCAACGCTTCTTCTCCACAACTTACGCAGTTCATTCACTCGCTCCCTTTGTTAGATTGATTTACCCTATTATAAGCCATTTGTTGACATATGGCAAGTAATTGACTATAATCAATATTATTAATCGAATGAAGGGACATACAATGGGAAACAATCAAACTAAAGTTATTCGCATACCGGTAACTGATGAAGTGATGGAGGCTTTTGTGAAGTTGCAACTGGCGCATCACGGCAAAACATCAAGTGCAACCAACGAACTACGCAACGCCATATTAGTGAGGCTTGGATTTGAACCGCAAGTGGTGAAGCGTGGGGTAAAGCCACAAAGTACCCCTAAAGATTAGGGGTATCAATTCCTTGACATATGGCAATAAATAGAGTATGATAGTTACAAGATAACAAACAAGGGAGCGCGATACAATGAAAGCATATCCGATAGCCGATACAAAATATGCAAAGACATACACACTAGTAGAAAAAGAAGAAATTAGAGAAGCGATTAAATCAGAGCTTCCAGAAGCCACATATTTGACAATAGATTTTATGGGCGGGGCAACGGTCTACATCTTCGGGGAACACAAAAACGAGAATTATGCTGACGACTTTGCAAACCAATACGGCGTAATCAACGACACAGAAGCAAGTTCATGGGCTGGCGGTATTGGTTCAGAGCCTGTCCTGTATCAATTCTCAATATTGTTTAACGCAAGCCTAGCACCACAACAACCCGAAGCACCGCAAGTTGACGACGCGCCACGCATCAAGACAGGTGACACCGTCACATTAATTGGCGACCCGGTAGAGGGTACAGAGTACCGCGTGCATCTGATATTGCCCAACACCGCTTATATCGTAAATGGTGGCGGTATGAAAAACGTAGACGCTAGCCGATTACGGCTAGCACAGCCACAGTCGACAATCGAAAGCCTGCAAGCTGAGAACGCACGGTTAACGGCGCGGGTTGCGGAATTAGAGGCACGGGTGGACATGCTCAATAGTGCTTTAATCGAAGCCCACACCGCGATTGTGAATGATAATCTTGAATTCGCAAAACTGATTACATCTAGCTAACACGCAAAACAAAAGGGCGGTCAACCCACTCACGAGTAACCGCCCAAATCGATCTAGCAAGGATATAAGAGGATACCATGAATTTAGGAATTATGTCAAAAATGATTAAACGCATAGTGACAAACAAGAATGAAAATCAATTCGTTCCTGATGAATGGATTGTGAATACTAAGACTCGCCAAATCGGGCGGTTTCAACGTCAGGACGGCGATGTTGTACAGATGGTCATCGACAGCCAGACAATCATGTGTGACGTTAAGCATGTAACGCATTTTGGCGATGGTCACTCAGGCACATTCTGCGAAGTCCGTCAGTACGATTACAACGGTAATGTAATTGGCTATCGGCTGGCATTGATTGAAAGTGAAACGACATCATTTGACAGCTTGCTTAAAAGCTATCGCGCTTGGGTGCATAATCCATTCACGACCTGCAATGTGCTTACTACGGTTTACGCGCATCAAATCGCGGTATTCTACGAACCAACATTAGCCGAGGCGGTGCAATAATGACCTATTTGACAGAAGCGAATAAGAACTGGAAGCAAGCGCAATCCATACTAAAGGATGTTCAAATTGACATCTGGTTTGGAATCAACGAAATAGGGCAATATGAGCCAGAGTACCATTACAATAACGCAATAACAAAACTTCAAACCGCATACAAAAACAATGAGTTACGCGGTAATGACGAATCATCATTAAATTGGGTTCAAATCCTGATTGATGGGTTAAAGGATGCCATTATTAGCGAATCAGCCCCGCCACCTGCTAACTCATTGCTGTTGCCATGTGCAACCCAACAAGAGCAACGTAATCACGACTTAGGTTATTTGTACACTTATCAACGGCAAGCATTCCACACACAGAAATACGCGCTGGCATGGTTCACCGAATTTGCGAAACTGGACGCTGACATTGCACAAGCGAAGCAATCGACGGTCACGAAAGGTAGCCCGCTAGCGAAGATCATTAGCGACCAAAAAAAAACTAAAGTGGCACCGATACCGGATGATTTTATGGATACGCCATTTCACGAATACACAATCAGAAGTTTAAGACGTAGGCGGTAAGGGAGTTAGTGATGATCGAATTAGGCGATATTGTACGCCACCAACAGTACGAAGGGGTGTACCTAGTTGTGGAAGCGGGGCTACCGAATAACTGTGTACTCGTATTAGATATGACACTCGGCGGTACGCATACGGCATCAGAAGGCGAGTTAATAAAATTAGACGCAACCGAAAGCACAGCGATTATCAAGGCGTTGGCAATCGGATACTTAACAGCACAACGCGCATTGCCATTAATTAGCTAACTAGAAACCGCACGGGGGCGCGTAATCCCCGCTAGAAAGGATAACGAGTGATGAGTGAGAAGCAAGCAAACTGTCCATCGTGCCATAACCCAGCAGGGTGGGAGACATCTTTCACGGATGTTGAGGTATGGATTTGCAATGAACACGGAGATGAACCATTCACATTCGTGGTGCATCCCGACGGTAAGGTACAGGAGTTTTTAGTTTATCAACGCTGGTATCTCTGGGGTGTTGAGCAATGGGAGAATAACAAGTGATGTTTAAATGGATAATGGATTTAATAAGACCGAAACCAACATTTTGGGATAAATATTTTGACCGCTTTGTTGTGCCTCATTGGGAGCGTGGATTAGAGCATGGCATTTCAGAAGCCGAACTAAACAAGATGTTCAGAGATTGTGTAGATAATTCGACAATGGATACTCTGCCCGGACTATCTTTTCGTGACGCTGTTGATGATCGTATTTACAAGGATAACGAGTGATGAATTGTAAGAAGTGTAAGCAAGCAATGCGAAACGACGGGAAGCAAGCAACCGCTTGGGAGCAAGTCGCTGGTAAATTTGTGCCAACCGCTTGGAGCGAGGTCATTACGTGCGATAACAAGCAATGCACGATGTACAATTGCACGTTCACAAACACGAACTATGGCAAGGTTGACGTAAGTAAATATCAGGAGCGTGAATGATGGGTGACAACGAAGTCCAAACTGAACTAACTGAGCTATTTAGAAGTATGGACACCATACAAAAGTTAAACACGTTAATCGTGCTGATAAAAGATACATATGACACGCTAGAAAAAGCCGAGTTTGTGGATCGCAAAAAAGGGGCTAGCTCATGGTTGCTTCTAACACGCGCCCGCAACTTAGTTAACAATGTTAGGTCACGATACCTTCGCCACAAACACGAAATGGATTCATACTACCAAAACATGGATAACACATATGATGATGGTCAAATGAATGTCCATGACATCATGGATATTTAACACTAAATAATCAACAAACGGGGTCTATGAACATGACTACATAGACCCCAACTTCTAGGATGTAATAAATAAAGAAATTACGTAGTAAACGAAAGCGAGCGTGAATGATGAGCGACAGCAACATTAACAAGTTAGAGGAAATACAGGCGATATTTGAGACTTCAGACAGCGCGGAAAAGAAGCTGGCACAAATTGAGGCGTTGTTAAGCGATCAGGGGAGTCAAATACAACGACAAGGCTATCAAGGCTTTTTATTCAGAGTAAATAACATGGCTGGTTTGTTGCGTGTTAATGCTAATGTCCCAGATTATGTCCGTGTCGTAGCAGATACGCTACTTGCGGAAAGCGAAGCATTGATAAACAAAAGTGAGGGCGCGTGATGGATGCAAAAGAAAAAACAATGTTAGCTAAAAATGGGTACACATTAACCCACGTAGGCAGTGAGTATCGTATCTATCAAGACGGCGTTAAAGAGCCATTGCATGTTATTGGCGATGAAGGCTCAGGCGTAGCCGTACATACATTTTTAGCATACGCCAATGGTGAAAACACCCCCGCGCCCGCTGACGACAGCGAACAGGAGATTTGTTATGGGTGCAATGGCGAAGGGGTCGGCAAAGCAACGGCTAGCGGGCTTATGGAATGTTCACGATGTCAAAATGTATGGGTACGCAGAAACCCCGCGCCCACCGACGGCGACGGGGAATAGCGCGATGTTCCTAATCAAATATACTGGTAACAACAACAGTCACCAACTTTTTAAAGATGACAGCTTGCTATTTGAAGGCACATTTACAGAGTGCTTTGATATTATGGATCAAGAAAAAAGAAATGACTGTAATCAGCGCATAATTGAATATGTTAATTGCTTGGATGTCAGCGATACTTTAAAAGCCAAGTTGTTGAAACTCTCCATGACAGCAATAAATAGCTACCGATGACTATAAATTACTGCAATCAAAAAGACGGTTGCCAGATGGTAGCCGTCTTTTTGCTTCGAGAAAATATTGGGTTTTGCTGATTCTAATATTGGTAGTACCAGAACATCGCCATAATTCCCAACTATAATCGAAATCATACCACATACCCCCCTGTAAAACAAAAACCCCATAACGGGGTAATTGCATTTAGGCTTCCAAAGCCAATTCACCGAATCGAACGGCATACTTGTTCCAAACCTCAATGACCGAGAAGGAATCGAACCTTCATTCAAAATAAAGCATACCACGTTATGGCAATGTCACAAAATCGCTATTCCCATAATCAGGTGCAACGATCTGTAACCCCATGTACCCCATTGACCATGTTAACTCGCGTGTTGCCCAATCAATATCCATCCCGCACTGATACGTAATCACTAGCGGTTCAGATACCTCAAATACGAATACATGGCTATTGCGCCCCGTGTCAGAACGTGGGAATGTATACACCCCACCATCAAACTCATCACTTAAAAAGCGGACAACAACGCCGTAACTGTCATTGCCAAATGTAGCGTCTGAAATATCACACCGTACAATATAACGGTAATTGTCAGATGGTCTTAGCGTAACAACCGGAGATAACTCTAATCCGAAATAACCAGCTAGGAAATTGCCTTCATGTTCATATATACCATCCACGGTGTCGGGCGTATCAACATATGAGCATGGGTAACGAGTGCCCACAATGTTAAATGGTTCGCATACCGGGAAAAAACCACGCGGGTAATTGACGTTTCTATCAACGCCTTCAAAGTGAAACGTTGTTATCTCAGGATTGCCAACTAAATTAGCGTTGGTAACAATCTCTGTGGGCGGGTCTGTTGGTAAACCATCATGGGGATTATTCACGTCTAACGTTGCCAATACCTCTTGCGTGGGCGTAGGCTCATCTGTGGGTGTTGGCGTGGTATCGCGGGTGCATGATGATAATAGTATAATCGTCACGATTAGCAACGCTGACTGTGTGACATGCAATACAACGCGCCCCGTTTTTGATAACTGTTGATAATACCGTTCCCAAACGTTATACAGTTTCATATTTCCTCAATTCTTTGATTAATTCTTCCCAGTCTCCACCTTTAACCACGCCATCAGCTAACGCCTTTTCGATAGTAGGTATTGATTTTGGGCTTTCGATTGTGCTAAGCGCACACCAAACGCCGTCAATAACCGTGTGCAACTCACTCTGCATGAGCGATTCGGCAAATAACCGCAATGTTTCCACACCATCAGGATCTCTAACATGGTGCGGTAATTGAACGAGGCACTCCCTTATGGTTTCATCGTGTCTTGAGACATTAGGTGTACAGTTAATGAACTGTTTGACCGCATCAAGCACAGGAGTTAGACCGTGTTTGTCTACATATTGACACAGCCTAATCGAGAACGCGCTATCATAGCCACTCCTGAAATGCTCATCTTGAGACGTGATGAATATATCCTCAACCATTTGCGTTAACGTTTTGTGAAATCGCGTCATTGAAATCTCCAAAGTTTGGAAACCTGCATTATTGATCCTGCTTTGCTTCGTACTTACTTGTGCCTGTTTTGTAGGATATAGCGGTGTCTTGTGCGGAGTACCCGCCAATTAAAATACCAACTATTGCCACAATACTCGGTGCAATAACGTCTAAATGTTCTGAAAGCTCAGGCACAATGCTACTTAAAACCAATGATATTAAACCGACCACCATTGTGTAAAAACGCTTACTCTTAAATACGTCACTCATGTTTCATTCTCCTATATGATATTGAACAATTTTAAAATAGCGGTAATAACAGGTGCAGAACTTATACCGCCCACGCTTACCGCCACAAATCTCCAGTTAATACCTGCTACGAATTCATATACGCGGTCTAGTTTTTTTGTGGTTGCCTCTAATTCGCCAACCTTGCCTATTATTCCGTCGCTTGTTTTACCGTCGCCAAAGACCCCGAAAATCAATCTATCCATTTTGTTCTGGTTTTCGGTGTGATTATTACGTATCTCTGTAAATGTGTTTTTACCTTCTGTTTTTAGTTCGGTAATGTCAGATTTTATCATCTCCGCACCTTCTTTGTTTTGTCTACTACGCCCGTCAACGGTGGCGAGTTCACCTACAAACGGCAACATTGCGGTGTTAACAGCGTTGGCAATTCCCCGATCAATTCTCTTTAGGATTTCCTCATTAGCCGTATCCATTTTCCTCTTGAGTACGGATACCTCAGTATCGGTATACTCGCGGTTGGCATCAATACGGTTATTGACGTTAGCAATATTGCGCTCAACGTCTACTTTGAGTGTGTTTAAGGTTTCGTTGATTGTAGCTAACTGATTGTGCAATTGCTGAAACTCGCTTGTGTCTACTTGCATAGTAGGTTTGTCACTGATAGGTTCCGGTGTTTTGTTGTTTGCCTTCATTTTTCGCGCCCCCTCAGCGCATATTATAATATTTGTTACATCATATCATGATATAATAGGTGTGTGTGACCTACAGCACGTTTAGGCGTGTGTGGCTCCCCTCGCCACAGTAGGCGCACTTTTTGTTTATCAGTATATCACACTTTTATTACCTGTTGGTAATAGGTGTTATTCGACGACATTGTCTAACTCTTTATTTATATATACCAACACACGCTTTAAGTTATCACCACCCAGAGCCGATAGCACGACACATAATAGTTCAACAACTGCACTTAGCTCACCTACGTGTGCAACAACGGATTGATTGGTCATCACCGATGTGTCTTGCGCTGTGAATGACGATAATGGATTGCTCTCAAAAGTATTAACGCCACCGATTATAGCGCGACTCGATGCGATTGCCTCTTGTCGTTTTTTTCTATTTATTTCTACCAATTGTGCAATTTGCCCCTTTAGTGTGGCATCCTTTGTTTTCAATGTTGCAAGATTATCACCCGGTAAAGCGTCCTGTAATTTTTCTCTAAGGTGGTCTTCCTCTGTTATAGGAATTTTTTTATTACCGCGTACTGTGTATAACATTTTTACCCCTTATGATTCGTAAACTCGATACCCTGAACCGATTGCAAAGTTTCCAGTGCTTGGAGCCACATACAGACTCGTCATAGCTGAAGCAGATTCCCACCACCCCGAACCAGTCCAATCAAACGGGGATGTGAATTCCCCAGAACTGTGATACAAGAAGTTCTTGTAGTATGTCGCATTGTTTGGTCTAAAAATCTCTAACTTCATGAGAACAGGGTGCCCATACGAGCTAGAGAAATAACTTACCCCCGGCGAAAGTGTGGCAGATCCGCCGAGCACGGAATTTGCCGTGATTGTAGTTGAATATTCTACGGAGGTCATGCCATAATAATTTGCTGCGGTTGTATCAGAGTTCGGCCTGAGAATGAGGGAACTGGTTGCAGATGGTTTCATGTATAATTCAAAAACAAGCCGAGTTACATTTGTAGATGCGCTCCATCCCGAAATAGTCCACGATGCATCAGCAGATCCAGACGTTGTGTAAGTCGCAACTGCTTCAGTTAACGCTCCAGTTGAAGACCCTGAATTGCCTGTGTTGACCTGCCCTAGCCAATTTGTGCCATCCCAAACAAGCTGGTAGAATTCGCCGTCTGTTAAGGCAAGGTCAGTACCGCCTGTTAATTGTATATTACCCGTACCATTCTTTAACGTGATCGTGTCGCCTGTATCGGCTGTAATCCACAGTATGGGTCGATAGGTAGTACCTGAAACAACTAATGTATTATAATTTAGCGTAATCGTGTCTAAGTTGTCAGCAGTACCACTTTCGGCTGCAATTGCATGGTACTGTTGATCCACTGTAACCGCCCCACTAGAAATTGTTATAACCGTTTTTTCTTTAACTGCTAATGCAGGCACTCTTGTTAATACGCTCATATTACTGTTAACTCCCCCTCAATTGTCAAATCTCCCAACACAGTCATATCGGATACTAATTGCTGATGTGTGGCACGTAAAAAAATAGCTTTATTTGCTGGTATCGGATTAGGGAATCCGTAAATACGTGGTGTGGGTAGCCATGTTCGTAAATCCTCAATAACATCAACTGCCGATGTGGTGGTTTGTGCGTCTGCCAACCCAATGGCAACCAATGGCGTAAATTCATTGTGTAGTAATTGGTCAAAACATTCATCATAATCAGTTGTGTCAATGTCTATTGATAGCGATTGCTCTGTACTCCCATAGGCAACAGGCGCGTTAGCCAGCCTGTCAAAAAATATAATCACAACCCGATGATTACCTGCGGTTGTTGGAAAGTCGGTCACAATGTCTAATTGATCGTCTGGCAGAGTACCTGTGAATGATGAGAATTCATTAAAGTCGTTGACATGGAACGGGTCTTCTCTAATCGTCACGTTACCACTAGTTGCGAAACCCGAACCCGTCGGGCGCGATAGCAAGCGTATGAAGTTACGTACATCGACCCATTTCGTGCTAGGTTCTGCGAAATTCAGGATTTTAGAATCAATCCCCACTCGATTTGTATAGGTCGGCTCCATGCGGGATATTTTTTCGACACCATCGTAACTATCACGCTGTACCAATACATCCGCATTATCACGCCCAATAATTGGCGATTCAGCATCATAGCGAATCGCGCGTGGTGCTGATAACATTGTTTGCCCGTCAGGGTTTGCGCCCGCGGGGAAACGTACCCAATATTGACCGTCGCCAGCGTGTACATTCCCGAAACCATCGCCTAATACACCGGGGTACTCATCGTTCTTTTTTACACCACGCCTTGCCGATTGTATTTGTGAAAAAACCATTTATAACTCCGTTAATGCCATGCCAGCACCGCAGACGGTAACAAGCAATTTTGCATTCTCATTATCAGTGTAAGTAGTATCATCGTATCTGAATGTCAATTTCGATCCTGTACCCGCCTTAGAGAAATTGTAAATGTGTCCAGAGTTATAAGGCTCTGTAGTCGGTGCGCTACCGTTCAACAGCAACCCGCGCCCCGGCGGGTATGCAATCCCCGCACCCCCATCTTGATACCCATAATAAAAAGCGTCCCCACGCTCATTTAACCCTGTCGTGGTGAATGTAATTGCTAAAGCAATTAATCTGGAATATGACCCATCGCCATCGCTATTATTACGCACCCCACAGTCAATCTCAAAAGCATCAACCGCTTGTGACCCTGTCCAACTTACTATGCTTGTACCTGATGTAATAGAGTTGGGTACAGTTTGTGACGCAACTACCACGCCGTCGAATATCAATTCTTGTGCGAAAGTTCCCCCCGTGCGCGTTTGGTTCCATGTCGTGGTGAATGAAACCGATGTCATAACTAGGCTGGGGTATAACTTAAGTAAGTTAAATCCAACAGCTGTCGCTACAGCGGATGTACAGCCCTCAATGCGGTCATTTATAGCATCGTACACAGGGGTACAACTACCCGAAGGGATTTTATCCGTTTTAGTTAATGTGTAGGGTGATGTTAAATCACCATTACCGCCAAAATAATTATTGGTCTGCGTAGCAGTACCTACAACCCCGTCGCCTGAGACTTGTATATAATATGTTTCCCCAACCTGTGTCACGTTCTTAGTTAATACATTATTGCCAGAGCGCATATTGACATTAAATTGGTCACACCCAACCGCTGGCATGTTTTCGGGGTCGCCGGGTTGAATACCACCTGAACCGCCACCGGGTAAATCAAAGTCGGGGTCTTCCAGTGGGAAGTTAACCAACGGGTCAACTGCCCCCAATCCCGCCCCTATTGGCGGTAAATCAGGTAATGTCAGGTCGTTTATGTTGATGATCTGTGTAACCGTGATGCCATAATTCGCACCGACAGTTACCTCTTCAAAAGTAGCATTAACCTGATATGCGGGTAGCTCTGGGTTATACCCATAATCGACACTTACACATACCCATTTTGTGTTAGAGTCGAAATTCAACCCCCTGATATTCTCGGTATCCGCAACGTTAAACGAATACAATAAATGATCGGCTGGCACTAGCCAATAATAGCCCGCAGGCAAAGTTACATTTATTTGCCCTTTCGGGTTGATGGATGCAAGGTAAGCTGAAATTCTAGCACCTGTCTCGGCTTGCGCTTGGGTTTCGGTTAAATCAGACTTCATAATTTGCTGATTAAGTAGACCCTGTTCCCAGCCCGGCCCGTAATTCTGTGACGGGGCTTGCCCACGATACACGGCAACTTCGCTTGTCGTCGTATTGAACGTACCCGCGCCTATAATGGCGGTGGCGGTTGAATCGGTGTAAATGCGATTGTACCCCCATTCTTCGAGGTCACTTTCACCACCGTCATTAATGTGGAATGTCAAGACATCGGTTAAACCTGCCGTGCCTGCTATGCTTGCTTGCCTCTGAATAGTTGCTCCACCCGAAGCATCGAAAACAAGGCGGGCGTTGATGTCATCTGCTAAATCATTAATCCATTGCCCCATTGCTGACGGTGGGATTACATACTCCCCCCAATCGTAATCGGCAATATCGCTGGGGAGTGTAACCGATGATACGTTTAGCAGGGTTGTGTAATACGTCATGCCATAATACAGCGCACGCCCTACTGTTAATGTCGTGACTTGTCCCCACTCAAAGCTATTTGCGGAGTTAGACAACATCAACCCCGGTCCCTTAATCTCGGAGTTCAGTTGCGCCAAAAAACCCTGAATGTTTAATGTGCCTGTCTGCACTTGCCCAAAAGTCTCGTCACCCCGTGTAATCAAACTTTCCTGTTGTAAGCGACCCACAAATGTGACATTCTGTGTAACATAATTAAACTCACTATCAACAGTGACCGACGCGACATTTAAGTTCGCATCAACGTCTAAGTTCTCTATTTCAAATATGCCTGTTTGCTCATTCACCCACAGAACGCCCTCAGCATTTCCACCTGCCCATGTACCGCTATTTATGTCTATTGCTACCACAATCGCAACAGCACCACTTACGTCGCCCGTTATAGTGTCGCCTATCAAAACTTCATAAGTACCGCCCGACGTAAAAGGCAATTCCTTAACATCGTTGTAATTATCTATAGATGCAATCGTACAGCGTGTCTTATCAAGTATCTCTTCGTAACCGTCCCATATCGCAACAGTGGCGTTAAACCCCTCGTTTTGGGTAGCAGATATAGACACGCTATCGGTGCCAAGTTGGACATGATTAGGGGAGGCTTGACTAACATCAACGGTGAATACTTCAAATGTAAAATATTGGGATACGTTATTGTCATCAGTTGCGGTAATTCGTACCCAACGGTGTGTGGCGTTAGCAGGATCAAACTCGACCACGATATCCTTATCGGCTGTTGTACCCGACGTAAGTGTGCCATCGGCAACATCCCATAGATAGGTGGTGACGCTTGCCCCAACCTCTTCTGCGGTTACATCTGGGTTTAACGCGATTGAAATTACACCGCCATCTGTAGATACATAAGAAGATTGCAATCCTGTAATGCTTGGGGGTAATTTATCAAAAATAATATCATAGTCAATAAAGCGCGTACCATCAACCAGCCTGCGCTCTAAGCGTTCATGAATATCGTAATCATCTAATACAGTCACATAATAAGTTGTCTCTAAGTTTACACTTGTCTCATTAAGGTAGAACGCCGTCCCATCAGGAGCAACCCGAACACGCCCCCTGAATATCGTGGTTGCGCGGTAATCTGTTGATGTGCTGATTAACACCGTCATACCGACTTGAACATCAGCGCGATTGCCCTGATCTGTGCCATCCCAATCGAATTCTGCATAGGGGATAGCACCGGAAACCTGCGCCAGTGGTTGTGTTTGCCAGACAACAGTATTTGGAGTAAGCAATAAATACTGTTGAAAGTTACTATCTAATTGTCGAAGTTGTGCTTGCCTACCTGATGATAACGCGCTTGGGAATGGCATTAATATCCTATATCGCTGTTAACTGGCTAAATGTCCACACCGCATTAGAGAAACCCCCACCGTCAAAATCAGGATCACTATCGGATGCAGAGAAAACTACATATTCCATTTCAAAGGGGTCGTTTAATGTCAACACGGCGTTGTAATTTGTCCATGTTGCGCCGTCCAGTGCTAGCCTAACGGTAACTAACCCCTCGTAATTATCTTTGAGATGTTGCCATTGTGTATAGAGCATACTGCTTCGCCACTCTGTACGCTGTTTCCCAACTCTAGCAACTGTTCCATTAGCGCGGGTAACTCGCAACCCCTTATTGACAAACGGCAACCCCAACGGCTCTACTAACGCCACACCACCAACCTCAATTGACGTTACGGCGACAAGTGACCCCGCGTTATTCAACCCGCTTACAATTTGGTAATCGGTAGTTACAAATCCCATTATTGTATCATCCCTGTTTGCTGTAAGGTATCTATCACAATGCGTTGCATCTGTGCTGAATTAGACCCATTGATAGTTATATTTGCATTATTACTGGTTCTACTGTTGCTTGTGTTTGATATACTTCCCGCGCCCGCGCCTAACGACCCTCCACTTAAACGACTGGCAAGGGCTAATGACTGCTCATAAAATGCGCCCTCGAGCTCTAATTTGCGCTTTAGTGCTATTTGCGCTTGCTCTATTTCGCGCTGTAATAGTGTGCGTTGGTCTTCTAATTTGCGCCGTCCTGCACGGCGTATATCGGATAACTCATCACGTAACGCCTTGCGCGTATCTTTGGCGCGTTGATTGCTGGCAACTCGCGCTTCGCGACGGTCTATTTGGTAACTACGCTTTAGGTCATCGCGCCGTATTTGTTGTGCGTCTAATAAGTCTGAGCGTTCGTCATTGGCGGCGATTCCGGTGTCTTCTAATGCGCGTTGCGTTTCTTTACTTAATTGGTCTATCGCTAAGAAATCACGTTGGGCTAATAAGTCCGATTGATCCCTATTCGCCTGCCTAATAATATCACGTATCTCACGATTGAAGGCAACTATTTGCTGACGTTGCTCTTCCGCACCTTGCTTATCAGCTTCAAGTCTAGCGTCATTATACGCCCGCCCAGCCTGCTCCGCGCCCCGCCTCGCTTCAGTGGCAAGGTCACTTAATGCACGTTTAGCCCCACGCCTAGCATCAGATAGATTGCGTGACGTTTCCTTACGTATATCGTCAGAGGCGTTGGCAAAGTTGCGCCTTGCGTCCTCAACTGCCTCACCTGATTCGCGTATCGCATCAGCTATTTTCTCTTGACGCTTTTCCTCTTCTTTAGCGAGTTTCTCGGCTTCCCTTGCACCATCATCACGCGACCCCGCCAGATCGCTTTCGGCACTTTCCGCGTCATTGGTGGCTAGCCTACCCTCATCAAGCGCACCTTGCAGGTTTTCAATTTCATTACCATAAGCCTCGAATATAGCACGGCTTTCATCAAGCTCATCCATCACCGCGCCGACTTGCGGTTGCAACTCTTCTAGCACACCTGTTAGTGGACCAAACTGCTCTTCTAATTGCCTAGCACCCTCTTCAAGCCTATCTAGCCTATCTTGCTCTAAATCGCGCAATTCGCTTAGGCGCGATATTTGGGCTTGTGCATCTTGGCTGGTTAAACCGTCCACAATAGCTTCATCTAATTCACGTTGGGCATCAATACGGCTATTAAGTTCGTCCGCTCCGCGCTGTGCCTCTTGTTGTGTGAGTGCTAGCGCAGACTGAAACAAACCAAGTCCCGCGCTGGCAAGCGGGCTAATCTGTGCAATTTGCCCCACAACATCAATAATCCCGCCACCACTAGCAAGTGTGTCTGCAACCCCTAAAGCAACATCCCCGAAATCGGAAACATTGCCTCTAAAATCACTTACGCCCCCACTTGTGTTTTGTAGACTTTGGCGTAATCCTGCCAGTTCCCTATCTATTCCAGTCCCCGCGCTTGTGCTTGGTGAAGATGTGCGTCGTGACGAAATACCCGCGCTAATGCCACCGCCACCGCCCGCAGATAGCCTTGCGCGAAGCCCGTCGGCACCCGCTCCGACATTATCAATTTCCTTGCCTATTTCTTTTAGGCTTTTGATCGTATCGTTAATGGACTTTTTATCAACATCAACCTTAAACGTTAATTTGATGTCATTGTTATTGCTCATTTGTTAAGCCTTTTCGTGAGGCGATCACGTTCTGCGAGTAACTCATTGTATTCTGTCAACTCCATAAACGCTGTCCAATCACGCAACAACCACACGGGCTGGTTTGCCAATCCGCCACTAAAGGGCAATATGTTATGTGCTTCAAAGAACGTGTAATAGTAAAACGATTCGTCACTACGGGGCATCCACTTGTCGTACTTATTGCCTATCTTTTGCCCCTCTTTGTTGATTTCAAGTAATCTGTCGTTTATCTCGTTGGGGTCATCTGATAATGTAACATGCCGTGACTTAACCCGCCTAGCAATGGCATTAGCTATAGCGTCCAATATTTCGGGCTGGCGGGCTACTCTTCCGGGTCGGGTATCTCCAAGTTAGCATCCCTTGACGCGCTACGCCATAAGCGCATCAACACAGGGCTACCACTAACTACACTTTGGTACGATTCATATACCTGTTCAACTGTTGATGAGTGTGGGCTAATCCATATAAAGGGTAACTCTATATCATCGCTCTCATCAATCTTTTCAATCGTTGTACGAAACAGCATCCCCGAAAACCACTCTGCGCCTAAGATATAGGCGATATGGAGGTCATCTGTTGTGGTGCCCATATCGCTAGCAATTGAATCAACTAAATTGGCGAAAAACAAATTACCGTGCAAGACATCGGCACCCACCGCCTCACGAACTGTAAAGCGGTGTCCTGCGAACTCAAAGCTACTATTTGGCATATTACTTGCTTCCCCTAGTCAATTAACATGAACTGTTATACATCACTTTGCACACTGCGAATGCGCCGTCTGCGGGGTCTGTACCAACAAAAGTAACTACCCCTGTTGTCGTGCTTACAGCGTAATTTGTCGAGTGTACTAAGGATACCCCCGCTTCCCAAATCTGTAAGGCATCACCGTCATCAGCTACGGGGATTTTGTCTAGCGTGAATGTCTGTGTTGATGCGCCATCGCCTACATATGTCTGGTAGTACACCGGGTACGGCGACCAATACGGGTCACTTTTCCACGCGCTGTCAACACCATAGTTCACTGCGGTTATCGCCTCGCCCCACGGCATTGTACCCCGTTCATTGAATGTCAATTTATGCGTGTAATTGTGTGCGGTGTTGATTGATTTATCCGCAACGCTCAATGGTTGTGCAAAGGCATAATAGTATTCTTCAACAACCCAACCGTTCTCGCCTTCGCTACCACTTTCGTCTGACATAGCAGGGGAGTTGACAACAAAAAAGACGGGCGTGTAGGTTTGGCATTTCCCTGACAGCAAACTAACATCATGTGGTCCCACCGCATTAATTAGTCTATCGGTTGCTTTAATGTCAAATGTTTGATTAAACGACACATAGGTGTCAGTGCCTGTCGGGCTATCGGCACTGGCACTTTGGAAGTTACCCAAGTTGCCGTTATCACCCGGACGTGGGATCGAAACCGCTTCGGGTATTGATGCGCTGAATGAGCTTGCACCTTGCAACGTTCCCATTCCCGAATCCTCGCCCGACGCTAACGTCCCGCTTGTCCCTGCAATGTATTGCTTGCTTACGGTGTCGTAAAGGCACCAATGGACAATCTGTATACCCTGCCCACCGAACTCATTAAGATTATTTGTCATTGCTTACTTCCTCACTTGTTACTTGTGTTTTGGTTGTTCGCTTTGTAGCACGTAACAACTCTTTTTTAATGGCTTTAGTATCGTAACCATTCGCCTTTGATAGCACACGACAATAATATTCATCGCTAAGTTTGATTGTTTTCTGCGGACGTGTACCTAGGTATTGGTTGGTTACGGCACACAGTTGTGGGGTGTATTCGCCATACTTGCCTAATCGTGCATTTTGCTCTGCCATTAGCATTTGATCCTATAAGTTATATCCATATTGAATGTAATTACGTAAAAGTCCATAGACTGTTTGTCACCGATGGGATAGGGTTCTATCTCAGTACCGTTATCGCCTGTCAGTTGAGCCATGACAATCCCATCCACCCCATTGTCGCCAAGTTGTAATCGACGTTTTGTAAGAAATAGCGCGTAAACTAAATCACTTAGATCGTACATGCGGAACTCATTCTCAGCACGCCCACCATCACCCTCTTTGCGCCCGTAAAGTTTTAATTCCCACGTCCTTGTTATGAAGTAGAAACCGCTGCCTTCTTCGACTTTCGCGCTACCCACAGGGTGATTAACGAACAACGGTGTTTGTGGTGGCTGGATGCCTTCGCTTACATACTCGCTAGCTTTTACAGCCTCGCCGTTGTACATCATTGTGCGCTCTATTGCGATTAGCCGTTGCTGTATGTCGTGCGTAATCCCCATCAAACTACCTCGTAACGGTTGCGCTGACGACGGCTTGCAATCTGTGCCAACGCTTGTGAAAATTGCGCCGTGATAACCGCACCATTAACGACTGCGACTTGCTCCCCAACATCATTCCGCTTGTTATACCAATACGCCACCATGCGAGTAGCCAACATCTTCACATCGTTTACTACATTCCAGCGTGTAATTTGGTCGCCTAATGTGTGTGCGCTTGCAGTAAAACCATTTACACCGCGCTCAACGGTCAACACGTCAGGGTCGCCACTTGTCGCAATGGCGGTGATAAACATCAATTCATCATTAATGCGTATGTAATCGTAGACGTTATAACTTGCACCGTCGCCATCGGTTACATCAATCGTGGTCTGTGAATCGGTCAAGTTAGCGATTAAGGTCGTCACATTAGAGTAGGTGTCTGACACGTTATCATGTGTACCCCACTCCCCGACTATGTCAATGCTATCGTCAAAATCTGTGCTTAGGCTTAACCCGCTAGGATCAAGTTGCACTTGCTTATATGGATATCCATTCACACTGCCCATCGCATCAGCTAGGTGATATTCGCTTGCTGTTTTCACAACCGATGAAATTGTTATGCTGTCAATTGCAAGCAGGTCATCTTCCAGATCAAACTCATAAATACCGTCAGAATAAACAAGGCTCTCTTCTTTGAAGGCTTGTCGTGTATAGGTTGTTTTCGTTGCACGGTATGGCACAAATGCGCGTCTAGTTGTTTGCTCTATGATCTTAGATATTTGAAAGCAATATGATTTCGCTAAGGCGAAGTAATCATCGTACTCATCAGCAACCGATTGCGGTGTCGATGTATCCGCTTTTAGCAATTGGTCACTAACCGCTTGCGGTGTTGTGAACACACTTTCATAACGCGATTGCATTACTGTTGCCTCCGTCGCCGTGCGCTTGTAAACGCCCGCCCTCTTATACGTATATTCACTTGATTAATCACCTCGACCTCGAATTCTGCTTTCGCAATTTCCATCCACTTATGCACAGGAATGGTTGCCAACTGCCAGCCTGTTATCTTGTGAAATAGTTGTTGTGGTGCGCTAGCCCGTTTTAAATCCTTAGCGAGTGTACCCACAACATAGCGCGACGCTGGCAGTTTGTTTTCGACTACGATTGCATAACCATTACCTATTCGCTTGCCAACGATTACCCAACTTGTAACAAGTACGCCGGAACGATTGTACGGGATGCCTTTACTAAAGCCGTCAGTTGCAAAATACGCTTTACGCTGTTTGTCAGATGTCCACTCAATCGGGTATTGATTGGGGTACGACCGACGCGGAGGCTGTTGCCCTAACTCGGCTAATAGCCCCGGTGTAATCGAATCCGTTACCTTG